TACAACTCGCCACCTTCGTGCAGGCGTATGCCTCCGGGCTGGGCGGCGTGCCGTGGATCGCGGACAGCAACACGCTCAACGGGCCGCACGGTGAGGGAGGGCAGGAAGGGATCGGGCTGGTGGGTTCGCGGACGCTGACGTCGACGGCTTATTCGAACGTGTACGACATCACCGTCCTGGGCACGGCGAGCAACTCCAACTACAAGCTGTTCCCGATGCTGGGGTATGCGGGCCGATACAATCTGGCGGACAAGAGCGGAGCCGCGAGCGATATTCGTTCGTCGGCCTATGCGATGTGCTACGCCTACAACGCCGGCGAGTGCATTCCTGGAAGCACGGCTGGCCATGTGTACGTGAATGTGCCCTTTGCCTACAATCCCGCGAGCACATGCGCGGTGGCGCAGAATTTCGCATCGATCCCCTGTGTGCTGATGGCCGAGCCGGGCGCCGGCGGTTTCCGGCAGCTCGGGTGGGACCGGCCGGATCCACAGGGCGCGCGTACCCGGTCCCTGGGGTATTGCTTTGGGCTTTACGGCACGGCTTACGCCTTCGAGCTCCATCAGCCGTTCTCGACGACGCAGAGCATCTGTCCTCCGCAGATGACGCTTGGGTGGGGTCCGGTCTCATGGATGATGGGCCTGCCTCCGTGGGTGGAGGATTCAGCGAATCGCACGCAGACCGGGGGGATCGCGGTGAAGATTCCCTCGGGGCTGCAATATGCCGAAGTGCAATTCGGATACTCGCGGTACGTGGGGCCGAATCAATCGCCGGTGGGGAACTTCTTTTGCACGCCGCGGAGCGAGTCCTGCAACACGAGCGGATCGCCGTTCAACTTCGAAAGCGAGACGCGCACGCTGACGACCTGCACAAGCGGCTGCACGATTACCATCCCGGCGATCGCTCCGAACCTGGTCTACTACCGCGTGCGGCGATCGAGCAACGGTACGACATGGGTGTCGGGAGACACGCAGGCAGTCGCACTGCCCTAAGCCGTCTCGATCTCAAGAGCGCGAAATAAATCGTGCCCTGAAAATTCCGGCGATCAGCAGGCCACTTCCGGCGAGGACGAAAGCCGATGGTTCAGGAATGGACTGAATCTCGCCGAAGATTTGAGTGAACGTAGAATTTCCCGGCTGCCCTACGTCCTGCTGGCTGAATCTCAGCGCTACCTGATCCGCGAGCGTTGGATCGAACAGATAAAAAACGTGCGAGTCGGGAAGAAGCGTGCCAGAGCAATTGCTTCCGCTGAAGGTTCCATTTTCGCAACCCGAAATCGTTCCCAGTACTCCTGGTGTGGGAGGGGCGAGAGTTTCACTGGCCATGATCAAACGGGTCGGGCCAGTCACCGCGAATCCAAAGTTGAGATCGAGGGTCGTTCCCTCCAGCACGGTAATATTCCCAGTCCCGGTGAAGCTCAGGCCTGAGAACACGATGGAAATAGCATTCGGATCGACCGGGCTCCCGTTGTTCGTTGCCGAAAACTCGAAATTACTCCAAAGGATTCCGTTGAACTGGCATCCAGTGCTGCCGAGCGCTATGTATTGATCGAGCGTGCCGCTGTCGCATGAACTGAACGAGGGTGATGCGGCGGCGAGTGCTGCGAGCGTAAAAAAGGCCCCGATTAGTGGGGCGGATTTATAGAAACTCATCGTCATTTTCCTCCGATTGTAAAGCTTTGAAAATGTCCTGCGAGGGAATTGTTTCACAGCTCGAAGGGAAATGCAACGAGTCGTTACCTGCTCCTGGGCAGCAATCGAGGGGACGATTGTCTCCGTCGGAGACTGAATCGCTGGGAGTCGTAAACTAGGCGCGCGCAGGGGCGCTGATGGTTTCCGCCGCCGTGGGCTGCGCGCGCGGCCGAGGGATGCAAGCGACAATGCCCTCCAGTGCGAGCGCGATGGCGATCCCGATTACTCCCAGGCCAAGCTGGATTTGTCCCGATGTGTTCTTGCGATCCGAAATCGCGGCAATCTGATCCGCGACATGGTTGGCGCCGTAATATGAGGGTCCAGCTTCGCGTACTGCGAGGCCTGTCCACTGGAGATCCTCGATTCCGCGCGAAATAGAGAACCCGCTCAGGGCGAGCAATGCGACCGCAGCAGTTCTGAGCAAGATAATTCGAAGGGTATTCATAGGCTGACACCAGGGAACGTATCAGATCCTCACCCGAATGGCAAGGGGCAACCAGGACATTAATTGCCAAATTAAACTGCCCAAGAAAGAAACTTGTGTCCCTGCCTATGGGCAGGGTGCTTGTGGGCAGCAGAATCCGTACGCTGTAAGCCTTGTACGAAGCTCAGCGCGCGGTAGGACACGAGATTCAGAAGATCCGGCGTCGTCGTGGAATCACGCAAGACGAACTGGCGGAAATGGCGGGCCTGAACCGCGCCCATCTGTATCGAATCGAAGCCGGCAAGCGCAATGTGACGCTGAAGACGCTTGCGATCTTGGCCGATGCGCTGGGCGTGCGCATCCGTGACCTGGTCCGCACTGCTTAGGCGGATTTTTCCCGGTTTCCATTTTCTCGACCGTTGTAGATTTCAAAATCAAAGGAGAAACGACCGATGAAAAAGCAGATCATTTTGATTGTGATGACGGTGGCGGCGCTCAGTATCGGAATGGAGGCGACCCGAACAGTTCAGGCCTCAAGCACGCCGGCGAAAGTTCCGGCGCTGCCTCCAGTAGAAGCGACGACCGGTCCGTTCTGTCCCCCGTGGTGTCCGGGATCGCGCTAGAGCGCAAGTTTCGAAGGCTCAGGGCCTGAGCGCAGGTTCCGTGCCCTGAGCTTTTTTGAATTCGTGGAAGGGAAGCCAAGTCTCGCCGTCGCGCCGAAGGCAGATTACCCAGGCGACAGAGCAGCCGATGGGCCCTATGTTAACGAGGAGTTGGTAGGCGAGCGCATAGGCATAACTGGCGGCGCCTGCTTCGATGGTGACATTGGCGACGAACAGGACGGCAAAGAATGCCGCCGAAATTACGACGTGATGCCGAACGTTCTTGCGCATTTCCTGGAAGTCAAACTGGGAGAAAAAGAGAACGCTTAGCAGGATGAAGATCAGGCAACCCAGTGCCTCGTTCCGGTAGACGCGTGAAACGGTTGCGCCGATGTGCTTCCATGGCGCATGCAGATAGGCGGCGGAAAGGCCAGCGACTGTAGCTGAGATCAACGCCATGCCCGCGCCTAGTCCGGTTGCGAAGTTCCGGATGTTTTTGAAATGGGAGCACATGCGCACGTAGAGTTCGAGCGTCGCGGCTAGGTGGAGGGCGACGGCGAGTGGGGCGAGTGCCGCCCATCGCTGAGCGTAGACGTCGTACCCTTGGCCGCTGAATTTGACCCAGAGCAGAATGGTCCCGCGGAAGAAAGCTCCAAGAAGCATGGCGACGAGCATGGGATACCGTCGCGCGAGGCCTCGGCTTAGAAGTACGGCTGCGGCGATAAAAGCGGTGGCAGTAGAGGCGCCGGTGAGCCACCAGATGAGGGAATTGATCATGAGATTAGGTAGCCGACAAATCGCGCGCGGGCCGTGCGGACTCCGGAATGGTGTAGGATTTTGAAAAAGACTGCGGCGATTGTGGCAAAAACGAGCGGCAAATAATTGCGCCAATTACCGTCGTAAACGATCGCTATCAGCTTGCGTCGGAAGGCCTGACGAATCGACCCGAGTGAGGAGATCTCCGGGAGATCGTGAAGGAACAAGGGGCCTGCATCCACAGTGGCGCCATTCGCGAGCCGATCGCGCATCGATAGAACGGCGCGGTGATATTCCTGCAAAAGGCCGCGCGCCATTTGCAGTTCAGCTTGGGTGATTCGGTCGGGGTTTTTCAAACAGCGCACCTCTGCTCTTTGCGACAGTCGGGATGGGAGAAATAATATCCCCGATTGCGCTAATATGTCAACCGTATTTTCGGGATTTTACTTTTCTTCGGACGTTATCCGTTCGAAATTGCGGATCGTCCCCATAAGCATTCGCTCGACGGGACTCCGCTCGTCGTCGGATTTCCGGAGGACCTGAAGAAGCCTGCACTCCAGCGCTGTTCTGGCGAGGCGATCGTCGGTCGCGTTTACGTAATTGTCCATCAGGTCAAGTAACGATTCCTTGATCCCGCGGCCCTCTTTGGCGATCTTGCTCACGAAATTACGCCGAATTTGCAACTCGGCGGCCGTGTCGCACTTGAAGGAAATTTGATTTTTTTCTTTCGCCATTTCAGCCACTTGGCGACTGGTAGCAGATGTCATAGCTAGTTTTCCATTGACAAAAACCAGAGTTCTAGACTAGGATTCTAGCTACAAGTTGCAAGTGACAAATATGAAGCATCAGCGCAGCAAAAGCAAGCAGCGGAAGGCGCGCGGAAACTCCGATTACGGACTTGTCCGGCGCGTGGCTGCGCGCCTTGGAAAGTCTGAGCGGTGGATCTCGGACGTCAAAAACGGCGTCTATCCGCAGGACACGGCGGCCGCGAAGGAAGTGCTGGCGGCGATCGAGCAGGAGCGTGAGCTGATGCGAAAGGAATCTCATGCGGCCTGATCAGAATACCCCGGTGCCGCCAGTACGCAAGAGCGTGCGTGCGGAAGTGGCTGAAAGATCGGCAATTTCGGGTGGACGTCCCGCGGCGTTCGCGGCGCACAGCCGGCCGGACCTGGTGATGCGCCATGTAAGAGACACGCGCGATGCGGTGAAGACGGCCCGGCGGCTCGGCGTGCGCGTCAACGATGTGCTTCGCGTGGTGCTCGACGAGATGGACCGCATGCGGAGGGCATCATGACCGGGCTTGCGGATGCCGCGCGGATCCTGATGACGGAAGAACCAGTCACGATCGAGCAGCTGCAGTGCATCGAAGCGCTGCAGGCGGCCTCGGGTGTGTCGTCGGAAGCGATCGCGCGGTATGTGCTCGAGAACTTCGGGTGCGCGGACCTGGCGCAGCTCGATCGCGAGGCGGGGTATTGCGTGATCGACTGGCTGGATGAGCATACGCGCGCGACGGGAGTCGCCCGATGATCTACTCGACGTCGACGGGGAATGTCGCGGATGTGCTGCTGTTCGATGACGGCTCCTATGTGAGCGACTGGAAGTCGACGCCGCTGAAGGAAGACGTAGCGGAGCTCGAGCAGGCGATCGCGGACACGCGTTGCCGAGCGGAGCTGGACGCCGCGGCGGAGCTGGCGCGGCAGGAGCGCGAGTCGTTTCACCCACGCCGGCGCGATTCGCGCCAGGCCTGCGACGCGCTGTGGCAGGCGCAGGTGCGGGACCTGACCGCTCAGCGCGATCGCTGGTATCGAAATTTCTGGTGGGCGGTGCTGATTCCCTCGACGCTGGGGCTCGGGTATCTGGCATTCCGGCTGGCCGTATTTGGGCTGGGCTCGATGTTGTGAGCCATTTTTTCGAAAAAGAGGAGAAAAGCGGATGTTGAACCTGAAAGTCAAGCGAGCGGATTTGGGGCAGTTGAAGCAGATGATCGCCGAGGGCGAGGCCAGTGTCGGGCTGGAAGTCTCGGGAAACATCAGCGGCGTCGACGCGGACGGCGTGGTCCATGAGATCGGACTGAGCCTGGGGGACGAGACGCCGGCGGCGCAGGAATAGGTTCCTTCGAGGGGCTGGGATCTGCGAACCCGGCGTCCTGTGAGGCAAAACGCCGCGCGTCTTTCTTTCTTGGGAGCGTTTAGCGCGCGGCTTTTTTTTTGATTTTGGGAGATTCGAATGAAATTGTTTGTGGCGAATATCAACTTCGATGCGACCGCTGAGGACCTGGAAGACTTCCTGTCGATGGCTGGCTTTAACGCGGCGGACGTGAAGCTGGTGCGGGACCGGCAGACGGGCACGTCGCGCGGTTTCGCGTTCGTGGAGATCGACTCGGCCTCGGATGGCCAGCGCGCGGTGCGCGAGCTGCACGGCAAAGAATTCATGGGCCGGGCGCTGATCGTGAACGAAGCCAGGCCGGAGGATCGTGACCGGCGAGGCGGAAGGGATCACCGGGGCGGGCGGCAGCAGCGCTTCCGGTAACAGGCTTCGAGTTCCCCGATAGGATTCAATTCCTGGGGCTCGAGCGGGCCGGCTCAAGGTGCTGGGGAGCAATTGGGTCGGCGCGCTAGGTTCCCGAGAGCAAGGAAAAAACTTTTCTATGAATACAACGCCCGAAGTGTCTCGATACGCGGAAGCATTGCCGATTGCGTGGATTCGCGAGTCGGAATCGAACCCGCGCAAGACGTACGACCAGAAGAGCCTGCAGGAGCTGGCGGAGTCGATCAAGGCGAATCCGCTGGGTGTGGTCGAGCCGCTGGTGGTGCAGGAGCTCGGACCGGAGAGCTACTGCCTGATCGCGGGATCGCGGCGACTGCGCGCGGCGAAGATGGCGGGGCTGGAGACGATTCCGGCGCGGATCGCTGTGCTGAGCGAGAAGCAGATTCTGGAGATCCAGCTGATCGAGAACCTGCAGCGCGAGGACGTCAAGCCCGTGGAAGAAGCCGAGGGGTATGCGCGGCTGATGGAGCTGGATCCGGACTATACGGCCGAGAAGCTCGCGGAGCGCGTGGGCAAGGATCGCAGCTACGTCTACAAGCGGCTTACGCTGATCCGGCTGCCGGCGCCGGTGAAGGACGCGCTGGCGGATTCGCGGATCACGATCGGGCATGCACTGGCGATCGCGCGGCTGGGTTCCGGCATCGATCAGTTGAGAGCCTTCGGCGCGTGTTTTAGCGAGCAGCGTTGGGATGGGAAAACCAAGCTCTGGATCCATGTCACGGACGGCATTGCCGATGTCTCCGTCGAGCATGTCGAGCGATTCATCCGCGAAGAGATCCTGCTGGATCTGAAATCGGCGCCATGGAAAAAAGACGACGCCTCGCTGCTGCCTCGCGCCGGTGCGTGTACGGAGTGTCCTAAGCGGACGGGCTCAAACGCGGCATTGTTTGATGACCTTCAGAAGGGTGATTTCTGTACCGACTCGGAATGCTTCCGCGCCAAGCGGGCCGCTCTCATTACGCGCATCGTGGAGGCGGGTCGTGCGGAAGGGAAAGTCGTTGTCGAAGTAACGGTGGGCTACGGTTTGGCCGAAAAGGGCTCGATTGGGCGCGACGATTTCCGCGAGATTACGAAAAAGGACCGGTGCGAGCACGTCGAGCCGGCCGTGGTCGTGAAGGGCGAGGGCCGGGTCGGACAGAGACTCGAGATCTGCCGAACGAAAACGTGTAAGAAGCACTGGCGTCAGTCGGGCCCCATGTCCAGTGGCGGGTCGCGGTCCGCGGTGGCGAAGCCTTCGGAAGCGGAACTGCTCAAGCGCAAGCGGGAGCTGCTGAATCAGCGGATCGAAGTGGAGACGCGCCGGGAAGCGATCCGGACGATTGCCGATGCGCGGTCCGAGAAGACGCTGCTGATGGTGATCTTCATCGGCGAGCGGCTGATCGAGCGTTTGCATCACGACGACCAGAAGGAGCTGTGCGCGGCCTTCGGGATCGAGCCGAAGAAGAAGCAGTACGGGACCGACTATAAGGCTCCGCTGAAGGGCTGGCTGAAGGGCAAGAAGCCGGATGCCGTGCTGCCGTTCTTTGTCGCCGTGGCATCGTATGCCTCGTTCGGGGATTCGAGCCAGCAGATGAATGCCGCGGCGGAACTGATGGGCGTCGACCTGGCGGATCTGAAGAAGAAGATCGCGGCGCCGCTGCTGGCGAAGTTCGAGGCGGCGAAGCAGAAGAAAGCGAAATCGTCTCCGCCGGAGACGAAGAAGGCCGGAAAGAAGGCGGGGAAGTGATTCGCGCCCTGCTGCGCGTCGCGATCGCGGCGCTGACGCCGACGCTGCCATTGCTGTCGCCGACCTTGTCAGTGGATCGCGCGATGTCGGCGGCCATTGTCCGGCCGGCGGATGCGATCGCGATCGATATCCGGCCCGCAGTGCTGGTGAGGCTCGAGCGGTCGATCGCGCGGCATGAGAATTGCGTCCAGTGGAACAATCCGGGCTGCCTGGCTTATGCAGGGCAGGCGAATGCTTTGCGGCTCGCCAACGGCTATGCGGAATTCCTGACCGAGCGGGATGGCCGAGTGGCGCTCGAAAACGACCTGAGGGCGAAGCTGGGGCGGTGCATGAACGTCGGGGAGATCGCGCAGGCCTGGAATCGGGCGAAGTATCTGCCGGCGCTGCTGCGGGAGACGGGGTTGCGCCAGGAGGATGGCTGGTGTTCGCAAAAGTGACGACAGGAGCTCAAGTATGAGTCTAGGCCACGCGACAGATACCTTCACGCTGGGCGCGCTGATTGCTGAGTTGGATGATTACGCGCGTCGTATTGAAGATCCCGCGGATTCGCGCGTCCTCTACGATTTTGTGCATTTCCATCCGAAGACCCTGGCGTCCTATCGCGGAGACTATGCGGACCTCGCTCTTGGTTACGGACAGGTCTATAGCGAGGCACCGAAGATTGCGGGTTTGATCGAGCACCTGAAGGGGTGTGTGGGTCGCGACTTTCATGGCTGGAAGGGCGGGATCTATCGCGCCAGCTTGGCCACACCTGTGTGGGTGGCGAATCCCGGAGAGACCGGGAGCACGGGGATCGTCGGCGTTCAAGTTATGGATGGCGATGTCGTGCTGGTCACGAAGAAGTTCGTGATCTAAGGAGAAAGTATATGCCGGCGCCGCGGTGCACGCTTTGCGACAACTCGGGGCAGGTGCTGGAGGTTCGCCTGGTCTGGACGAAGCGGCGGCAGGGGATGGCACCGCTGCGATGCTCGCGGCGGGTGGAGTCGGAGGCGGAGGGCTGGGAGATGGCGAAGACGCTGGGCGACGACGTGGTCGGGGTGGATGTGCTGTCGTGCTCGTCGGTATGCCGGTGCAGGAGCGGGGCGAAGGCAGAAGCGGAGCCGGCGGAGGCTCCGAAGGATTGGAAGATGGCGCAGGCGGGGGATGAATGAAGGACGGCGTTGTAGAAATGAACGTAACCAAGAGGGCAATCGAAGGCCGGCGGGTGGCGCAGTTCCATATCTCGCGGGAGTACTTTGTCGACTTGATTCGCGGCGGTGGCTCGCCGATCCAACCCGATGGGAAGTGCAGAGTGGTCACCTGTGATTTGCCTGACGATTTCCAGCTGCTGCACGTCGAATGGAATTTCGCCCAGGGCGCCGTGCGTGTGATCGGGAAAAGCGCATCGTTCGCGGAAGTCGAAGCCGGCAGCGCGCTCCTGCCGACGATCACACCAATGTGCCGCGTCGACTACGAGGATCCCGCCGTGCTCGCAGATCGCGCGCGGAAAGCGCAGGTCGGACTGTGATCCAGCTCGCGGACCGGCTGCAGCTGCGCACGATCGCGGACCTGCTCGAGAACAGCGACGTACTCGAGTCGGAGTTGCTGACATATATCGGCAAGCAGTTCGGGCGGATGGGGGTCGGGGAGCTGCGGGAGAGCGAGGCTCGGAACGTGATCCGGTGGCTGAGCGAGAAAGGCTTGGCGAAGTCATGACGATTTTGGGTTTGCGTGCGCGTCGGGCGGATGTGCTTCGGGTATTGGTCATGCGGCATCGCAAGAAGCTTGCGAACGCGTCGAAGCCGTGGAGCGAAGAAAAGGCCAGGGAGTTGTTCGATTCGGCGAATCTGATGATGTATGTCACTGCGGGGACTTGCGACGATCTTCTGCGGATGCTTCCGGAGCCGCCGGCGCCGCGCGAGGATGTCGAGCGGATGGCGGACCGGATCGAGCGGAAATGGCTGACTCGGCCGGGCCAGATGGCGACGGCGGATCTGGATCCAAGGACGGTCGAGGTTTAACGTGGGGGCGAAGAGCAAGATCGAATGGACGGATGCGACCTGGAACCCGGTGCGCGGCTGCTCGGCCGTATCACCTGGTTGCAAAAACTGTTTTGCGGCACGCGACGCAGCTAGGTTCGCTGGCGCCGACGATAAACAGGGCACGCGGGGACCGTTTCACGGATTCGTGCGGATTTCCAGTAGTCAGCCGCAATGGACTGGCAAGGTCGAGTTGATGGAGCATAAGCTCGGCGAGCCGCTCGCATGGCGTAAACCGCAGAAGATTTTCGTGAATTCGATGAGTGATCTGTTCCACCAGGCGCTCCCGGACGAAGCAATCGACCAAATCTTCGCGGTGATGGCGCTGTGTCCGCGGCACTCGTTTCAGGTCCTAACGAAACGGCCGCGCCGGATGATGGAGTATCTTGCCGATCCGGAGACGTCTGAGCGTGTCGACGCGTTTGCATGGGAAATGATCGAAGAGCGCGTGGATCCGCTGAACAGGCGATCTGATGACATCCGCGCGACGGCGCGGAGTCTACAGGACGGTCCGCTTCCAAATGTTTGGCTCGGCGTCTCCGTTGAGGATCAAGAGATGGCAGACGAGCGGATCCCGCTGCTGCTGCAGACACCCGCGGCGATTCACTTCGTAAGTTACGGGCCTGCGCTCGGGCCTGTGGACTTCAGCCGAACTCCGAATGACGAATTTGCTCATGGGTTCATTAACCCGCTGCGGGGATTCCAATCGGGGGACGATGGCACGCGCCGAAGGCTTGATTGGATTGTCGCCGAGGGCGAGAGCGGTCCAGGTGCGCGACCTGCGCATCCGCAGTGGTTCCGGGATGTTCGCGACCAGTGCGTCGAGGCCGGCGTTTCGTTCTTCTTCAAACAGTGGGGCGAGTGGACTCCTGGCGAGAACGTCGACAGGCGATTCGGGACGGTCGAAACCGCCAAGTGGTTTGACGGTCGGTGGAGATTCAGCTCGGAGAATCTTGCTCGCACGGATGGCCATCGTGACGATCAGCCGGATCTGTATCGGGTCGGGAAGAGGGCTGCGGGCGCTTTCCTCGATGGCCGCGAGTGGCGCGAATTTCCGGAGGTCGCATGAAGACTGGGAGCCGGATGACGATTCAGGAAATCATGGACCGGCTGCAGGTGGGCCGCGACATGGTCTATGCGATGCTCCGGTCGGGGCAACTGCCGGGGACGCGGATGCCGGGGCGGAGCCGGTGGATTGTCACGCGCCAGGCCTTCGAGGAATGGGAGCGGGCCAACGGGCTACGCCAGGCTGGGTCCGATCGAGCAATGGAGGCCTCGCCGCGATGAAGCCGGAACGTTTACTGAAGCCGCGCGAGGTCGCGGAGTGGCTCGGAGTGACGGAGGCCTGGGTGCGTGATCACGCGAGTCGCCGGGAGCCGCGGTTGCCGGTAGTGAAGCTCGGGAGCGCTGTGCGGTTCAGGGCGAAGGACATCGAGGAATTTATCGAACAATGTGTGCGGCTGAAGGGGGCGGCGGCGTGACGCAGTTTCTCAGTCCCGGCGATCGGCGTGCCCTGGTCTATTTGCTCGACCGCCTGTGCGAATACGAGGAAGGCATTATCGACGCGCACACGGTGGACGGCGAGTTGTCGCGTTCGGATGCTCTGAGTGCGGTGGCTGTCATGCAATCGCGCCGTGTATTTACCCGGGCGCAGTGTCTGATGCGGGAACTGGAGCGAGTGTGAACGAAGACAGCGAATGTGTTGTAGCCTGGTGCCGCTGTTGCGACCACATCGTATTTGCGGCGGTCGACACGCCGGATCACGCCAATGAGAATGCGAGTGAGATCGCAAAGTGCGTCCGCGCGGGGCTGCGGGTGGGGTCGCTCAAGTCGAGCCAGGTTCGCGCTGCGGTTTGGGGTTGTGACCAGAAGTCGAAGAAGGCGAAGAGATGAGCACGGACGTCGGCATGATAGACTCGCGGAATCGTCCTACGTTCGATCTGAGGACGATTGGACGTCACTTGCCGAGACCTCGATCGCAGCGCGGTTGGCTGAGCGACACGATGCCGAAGCGCGGGAAGCTGCCGCGCGGGCGCTATTTTGCGCGCTGGCGGGTTTATCTCCGCGGACCCGATGGGGTCGAGCGCATCCGGAAAGTCGAGAAGGTCATCGATCGCGATGTGGCCGAGCAGAAGGGATTCGTGCTGGGCTATCCGGGGCCGCTCACGAAGACGGATGCGCGCGAGGTTCTCGAGCGGCTGATTCGCGAAACGAACGCGTCGCCAGCGACGGCGTTCCAGGGGCGAATGACGATGGGTGAGCTGGCTCGCGAATACATCGACCTGAACAAACCGCACTGGGGTGTGAATACGGTCCGCGTGAACGAATCGCTGATCGAGAATAATTTCATCGGGAAGCTCGGGCCGCGGCCGGTGCGGGACCTGGCGCCGGCGGAGCTGCAGCGGTTCATCAATGAATTCGTCGAGGCGCGGTACAGCCAGGCGCATCTGTCGAAGCTCGTCGGGTTCCTGCGGGCGATTCTGGATGTGGCGATGGACCGCCGGCTGATCGATCGGAATCCCGCGCGAAAGCTGCGGGCTAAGTCGAGAAAGAAGGCCAGCGACCTGGCACATACGTCGGAGGAGTGCGGCGCGCTGTTCGCCGCGGTGTCGGGCCGGGATCATGTCGCGATCCGGATCGCGGTCCAGCTCGGGCTGCGTCCGGAGGAGCTGTTCGTGCTGCGGCGGAATGACGTCCGCGGCGGCGAGCTGGTGATCGACGAGGCGCTGGTCGACGGGGACACGAAGGAACCGAAGACGCTGGCGTCGGTCAGGTCACAGTATCTGCCGGCGGATCTGCAGACGGAGCTCGCGCATTATCTCGAGACGCTGGAGGATGAGGGGCCGACGGCGTGGCTCTTTCCTGCGACACGCAAGGGCGTCCCCGTGCGGCCGAATAATTTTCTGAAGCGGGTCCTGAAGCCGGCGGCGATTCGGGCGAAGATCGCGGTCGCGAAGGACGCGAAGGGGAACGAGACGACGGCCGTAAATTTTCAGTCGCTGCGAAGGACGTCGGCGACGCTGTTCGGGGCCAGGGCGAAGGATCCGAAGTCGACGCAGGCGCACATGGGGCATGCGGATCCGCAGGTCACGCTGAGGCATTATCAGCAGGCGATCCCGGCGGAGGTCAAGGCGGCCGCGCTGGCGCTCGAGAGGGATCTGCTGGAGGCGCAGAAGAGGTCGGTGGAGAAGATGCGGGGAGAGGTCGCGAATGTCAGACCGGTCTAAGACCGTTCGAGCGCGAATCGAATACACCACTGAGGATGGGCAGCGACACGAGTGTTTTATCGAGATTGCCCGACGTCATCCGGTGGTGTCGGTTGAATCGGTCTTTGTTGACGGTGTTCAGGTCGCAGCCGAAAATGTGGCGATCATTCAGGAGCTGGTGGACGACGGGCCCCGGGAGCCGACCTACGAAGCGCGTGGCGGAATAATTATCGGCCTCGACGCGCATTCTCGCGACCGACTAAAACCTTGAATCTCGGCGAGGGCTCTGTAAGGTCGAGCTCAGGAAGTGGAGGTTATGGGTGGGTTTTGGGTGGGCGGGTAAACGAAGGTCCCTGTAAGTGCTTGAAGAAGTGGAGCCACCAGAGGGACTTGAACCCCCGACCCGCAGTTTACAAAAGTGACCCTCCTGACATAAGCCGTTGAGGCTTCATTGTCGCTGTTCGCGCGTCTTGGTGCAAAAGCGGCAGATTCGGCGGGTTTTGGGTGGGCAATTGGGTGGGCAAATCTAAGGGGAGTTTTCACGGTCATGAACGGGAGCGACTACCGGATAAAGCGAGCGAAGCAATTAGAACGAATCGCGCAGCGGCTCTACGATTTGCGCGATGCGACGCCATCTTCTGATCGTGCTGCTTGGCAGGAGCTCGATGGCATCGCTACAAAAATGAGCAGCATCGCTGGAAAACTGGAAAAGGCATTTCGGATCGAAAGCCATAACCCGCCGCCGATCCGCATCCAGCGAAAGCGCACGAAGGGCTGGAAGATGCCCGATAACACTGTGTATGTGGGCCGGCCGACGAAATGGGGGAACCCCTATATTGTCGGAATCGATGTTCCGGGAAAGTTAGACGCCACCCTCGAATTTCGCCGCTGGCTCAATGGAGAGATCGGAGTGGGCGGATCCGAATTGCGTAAGGAAGTCGAATCGCTGCGCGGAAAGAACCTTGCATGTTTCTGTGCCTTAGATGAGTTCTGCCATGCTGATGTGCTGCTTGAGATCGCGAACGAGCCCTTTGCCCCGGCTGAGCCCAAATGAAATCCCTACAAAACATCTTAGATGGCCTGGGACAAGTCAGCTTGATTGCGACGCCATTCCTCTACGCGCGAGGCGCGCACATGCCAGTAGCGGCTGCCCTGTCCGACGACCATCACTTCGAACATCGTGTCTGGTCTTGGTTTCGGACCCTTCCAGAAAGGATTTCGAAAGAAGTCCATCGCATTGCCGACGCCTTCGTAGAGGCTCTTTCCCGACGTCACGTGTGTATAAGCCCTGCCGGCGGGGTTGAAGATTGTCACGCAGATCACAGCCATGCGCCCATCATTTTATCTCTGCGAGCGGATCGGGTATGACGGCGAAGGTGGAAGCTGTGCAGATCGACGAGGTGGATGTGGTCAGGCGCGCACTCGCGCTGCGCAAGGAACGCAAGATCGGCACGCTGTGGGCTGAGTGCGGACGCTTCTTCATTTCCGAAAGTGAGTTCGATCCGTATGGGACCAGGGTGCGCATTTCGCTCGAAGGCCTGCTCGGCCTGGTGGAGAGCATCGAGCGCGGTCCTGTCCGGAAGCCGGCCGCGAGCGCGGGCCGTGAGTCCGGCGCTGAATCCATTCCCATCCTCGCTTCGGGGCGTTAGGGCGCAGACGCCGTGAGCGAAAACACAGTAGATCAGATTTTATCCGCGGCCAGGCTGTTGTTCCAGCCCGGCGACGTCGTCGAGCTGCGCGTCCCGAAGGCGCGCAAGTTCCGCGTCATTGCGGGATACTTCGATGATTTCCAGTTGCTGGCGGAAGCGGCCGCGGCGCTCGATCGCGAGGCATATCCCGGGATCTATTGGACGCTGAACGCCGTCGATCGCGCGCTCCTCGCGCGAGGCGTCAATAAGATCCTGCGCTACGTCGGCCAGGATGGAACCACTTCCGACAAGTACATCCTGCGGCGCCGGCTGCTGCTGATTGACTGCGATCCGGAACGGCCGCCGGAAATTTCAAGCAGCGATGCCGAGCACACCGCGGCGCTGGAGAAGACGGCGCGGATCCGGGACGCGCTGCTGGCTGAGGGCTGGCCTGAACCGTTGTATGCCGACAGCGGTAATGGCGGCCACCTGCTCTATCGCGTCGACCTGCCGAACGACAAGGAGTCGGCCGAGCTGCTGTCGCATTGCCTACAGGCGCTGGCGGCACGATTCGACGATCCGGAGGCGACGGCTCATCGAATCAAGATCGACCGGGCGGTGTTCAACGCGTCGCGGATCTCAAAGATCTACGGCACGATGGCGCGCAAGGGCGACAATACCGCCGAGCGGCCGCACCGCGTGTCGCGCGTGCTGCACGTTCCGGCACTCTTCGCGCCTGTCTCGCTCGAGCTGCTGCAGGCGTTGGGCGCGCAAGCGCCATCAAATAAGAAGAACGCGCCGAAGGCGCATCCTACTCAAAGCTCGCGCGCAACTCAAAGCTCGCGGCCGTTGCGATCCGAGTTCGATCTTCGCGAATTTCTCGATCGCCACGGCATCCGGTATCGGGATCCGGTCGCTCACGACAGCGGCGTCAAGTACACCCTATACGAGTGTCCGTTCGACCCTTCGCACAAAGCGAAGGACGCCGCAGTGTTCGATCGTCCGGACGGCTACGGCTTCAAGTGCTTTCACAGTTCCTGCGCAGACCGCGGTTGGCGGGAGTTCCGTGAGCTATTCGAACCCGGCGCCTACTCGAGGGGTGCGGCTGGCGGGCGAAACTCCAGACGAAATCCCGCATATCCCGCGGGGTCGACGAATGAAGTGCCGCCGGATTTCGCGGAGTCGTATGACGAGGGAGAGTCGGTCGGTCGCGAAGAGGCGCTCGCGATGGTGTTCGATGCGATCGCGCGCGGCGATCATGACGGCGTCAACCTTATGATTCCGGAGATCGCCAAGCTATCGGCGACCGAGAGTCTTCGTGTCAAAACAAAGATGGAGGAAAAGTTCGGGCGCAAGTTCAAGGCCAGGGCGTTCGAAACTGCGGTTCGCGAAGAGAGGCGGCGGGCCATTGCGGGATTTCCGGCGGAAGACGCCAGCCTGCCAGTGGTTATTGTGAACAACCGGCCGATGCGCGACGTGGTAAGCGATGCGCTGGCGGCGCTGCGGGCGGCCAACGATCCACCATTCCTTTTCGTGCGATCAGGCGAGATGATATTCGTCGAGATCGACGAGCGGGAGCGGCCGTCGATCCGCGCCGTCGAGAAAGCACACCTCCGCGGCCGCCTCGATCGCGCTGCAAACTTCGTGCGGCGCACCGATGGCTACGACATCGCAGTCCCGCCGCCGGTGGAAGTCGTCGAGGATATCCTGGCGCTGCCAAGCGTCCAGTGGGGTGTCCCGCCACTCGAATTCGTGGTGGAAGTTCCGACGCTGCGTCCAGATGGAACGGTACTGTCGTCGCCCGGGTACGATCCGATTTCGCGGATGCTTTACGCGCCCGCGCCTGGTTTCAAGATGGAGCCGATTCCCGACGTCGTCGACGGCGCGGAGCTCGAGTCGGCCGTGATCCTGATCGATGAGGCCATCTATGACTTCCCGTTTGCCGAAGAGCGCGATGACAAGGGTGCGGTCTATCCGGCGAATCCCAGCAGAGCGAATTTCTTTGGGTTGCTGCTGACGCCGATCGTTCGCCCGGCGATCTCCGGCACTGTCCCCATGGCGCTGATTGATGCGCCACAGGCCGGCACGGGGAAGTCGCTTCTTGCGGATCTGTTCAGCGTGGTCACGACGGGCCGCCCGGCAGCCATGATGCCGTTCCCACGCAACGAAGAGGAAATGCAGAAGTCGATCGGGTCGACACTGCTGGCCGGCGGCGCGCTGGTGTGCTTCGACAACGTCGAGGGGATCCTCAATTCGCCAACCCTGGCGCTGGTGCTGACGGCGAAAGAGTATCAGGCGCGCATTCTGGGGGTCTCGGAGAACATGATCGCTCCGAATCGCGCGACCTGGCTCGCGACGGGAAACAACATCAGGCCATCCGGAGACATGCCGCGGCGCTGCTACACGATTCGCTTGGATGCGAAGAAATCCCGGCCGTATCAGGGACGAGATTTCAAACACCAGAATCTGCTGGAGTGGGCGAGCTCGATGCGGCCGCAGCTGCTGCGCGCGCTGCTGATCATCGCGCGGGCGTGGTATCAGCTGAAGGATCGGCCACAAATCGGCGACGCGTGGGGCTCGTTCGAAGACTGGCATCGCACGATCGGCGGGATCCTGCGCGCTGCGCACATCGAGGGATTCGTCGCCAATCTGAAGAAGTTCATCGAAGAGGGCGACGACATGGCGCTCCAGTGGGAAAGCTTCCTGGCGGAGCTCGAGTCTGCACTCGGCAGCACCTGGTTCAAGGTGGGGCTGATCACAAGGGAAATTCGCGAGGCTACGGCTATGGCGCCAGCTCGATTCACGATTCCGGATTCGCTGGCCGACGTCGACCGACGCAAAGAGGGCGGTTTTGAGCGCGCGCTGGGAAAAAGCTTCGCGAAGCGACTGGGCACGCGTTTCGGCGAGAAGGAGCTCCACCTAGAGCGCCGCGTCGATCCGCACACGAAGCAGAGCGAATGGAGGGTGCTGACCAAGGATACGGAAGCCGAAATCGTTCGGCCAAAGGAGACGACTGCGCAGTGACGCGGCGCAGGATGTAGGCCATGTAGACATCCCGCAATTTATTGCGAACATCCCGCAGCTGAGCGAACATCCCGCAGTCGCTCGAACGAGGCGGACAAACGGGAGTGGATAGGTGAAGTGTATCTGTTGAAATATAAGGATTTGCGGTATGTGATATCCCGCAATGCGGGATGTGTTGAAGAAATATAAGTCAGCGGTATGTCGTTGGTTTGAGTAGGTGATTATGAATGTTGCGGGATGTGCGGGATGTTGAATATCCTTGATACGACGAAAAGAGATTACGCCGCCCTATTAGTGCGGCGGCAATGCATTACCTATACAGGGGCTGGAATCCAATCCCGCACACCCTGCATGGTGCAAGAAAAAAAGTTTGAGAGGAATCCGGCGACGCGAGCACTATAGTCGCAGGGAGGCTGTTCATGCTCTGGAGGCTTGCTGTCGCGCTAGTGTTCCTGTTGCCGGTGGATCTGGTTTCTGCGTCGAAATCGAGCCCGAAGACAAGGGCGAGCCGCAAGGTTCGCAGAAGCTATCGCCAGTCGCATGCCTGCCCGTCCACTGGGAAAAAGAGCGGCGCATGTCCCGGCTACACGATCGACCGATCGAGTGGCGAGCCCATCTGGAAGCCAAAGCGCCAGTAAGAATACGTACTAATCCGCACAAACACGTACAAACCCGTACAAATCCGTAAGTCGATCAAAAGATTAAACTTAACGCTTGCCAATTTGAACAATTTGCAAGCATAATGTTTGTGCATCGTTGTTCCCCGAAACACCGTTGCCACTTGAGAGCGCCTGGACGCTCTTTAATCCATTTCCAGCGGGCCTGTGCACCACACGTGTCTGTCATCATTCAAACCCAAGACGGACGTCACCTCAGAGACGAAGACGAAGAAGTAGTACTGAGGAACCGCGCGCACTTCCGTCTTGTATTCAATCGTCGCGGTTACCTGAAGCGCGCGATCTTGCGCGACCGTGATCTAATGCCGCTGATCTCTCTGTCGCGGGAAGGCACAAGCTTCGAGCAGTCTCTATCGCAGGGTCGAGTCTGGGCGCTGCGCGGGGTTGTTGGGAGCAGTCTAGGTGAGTAATGCTGCGGCCCTGCGCTGCGCAGCCGTGTTCGGAGCTGGTCGAGAAGGGACGATGCGCCAAGCATCGGCAGGAGCTAGACGCTGATCGAGGCACAACAGTCCAGCGCGGGTATGATGCGGCCTGGAAACGCATCCGCGCAGCGAAGCTTGCACGTGATCCATTCTGTGAGATCAGAACGAATTGTGACGGGGCCATCGCAACGGAAGTGGATCACCGCGAGCCGATCGCTCAGCGTCCGGATCTGCGATTAGAGTGGAGCAACCTGCAGAGCTCCTGTAAAAGCTGCAATGCGGCGAAAGCCAAACGTGCAAAACGACGCAGTAAATCGCGCTAAACCCCAGCTGCTACGCACGATGGTGGTCGATGTTCCGCGTCGGTACGGACTCGCATTGCTTCCCATACATTACGCGTTATGGCCTCCCAACCCTTTGGAAGTGAACAGCTTAGCGGCAGGGGGTAGGGGGTCGAAAAAGGCCCGACCGGAGGGCCGCGCGACCTTGGCATAGCCGTATGCGAAAAAATTTGGGTTTTTCGATGTTTTTGGGGCAGGAATGAGATGGGTTTGAGGGGACCAGCGCCGAAATCGACTGAGATCCGGACCTTTGAAGGGGTTCCGGAGCGGCCGCGCGGAATGCCCGCGGCGGCTCGCAAGATCTGGGCCGGGTACGTCGGCCAGCTGGCCGGCAGTCTCCGCCTGGTGGATGCTTTCGCATTACGGCGTCTGTGCGAGGACGTCGCGCTGCTCGAGGAGCTGCAGGCGGGACTGCGGCGGATGGCTTCCGATCTTCGGCGCGAGGCGAAGACTCGCGGCGAGCATCTTTCGGGCGGGGCGATGATCGCCCTGGCGAAGACGCATGAAGGGCGACGTCTGACGACGACGATCAATTCGCTGGCGGGCCGGATCCAGCGCCAGGAACTTCAGTTCGGTCTGACTCCGGCGTCGGCCGGGCGTCTGGGTGACGGGCTGGGCGGCGCTCCGCTGATTCCCACCGGCGACGTGGACGGGTTGGAGAGGGCGCTCTGTGGCTGAACAGTTGCGACTGCCGACGCTGCGCAGCGCCAGGCTGCCATTTCGCGTTCGCCGCCGGACCGTTCGCCGCGCGGTGTGGCGTGAGCTGGCGGCGCATACGGATGAGGCTCTGAAGCACGGTTTCGAAATCCGGCCGCTGGTGGAAGATTCGATGTTGCTGGCGGAGCTGCGGGTGCGGTACCGAGCGGCGGCGCGAGTCATGCGGCGGCAGACGGGCGCGCCGCGCGCGGCATTTGCGGGGACGCTCGAAGGGCGGCGGATTCATCAGCTGATGACTTTGCTGAGCGAGCGGATTTCGGCGCGCGAGGACAAGATCCTGTGTGGCTGACTATCGTCCCGCGACGTGCGCCTATTGCAACACGGACACGTGGTGCGAGAAGCGAGCGAACGGGAAACCACAGTGCCGCGCCTGTAAGATCGAGCGCTTTTATGAGTATGTGCTCTATGCGCCGTTCAGCTACAAGCTTCAGCGATGGGGCCGCGACACGCTTCGACGGCTCTATGGGACAGTCCGTCCGGAAAACGGCCTCCGGCAGTATCGCCGTGGCTACATCAGCACCGCAAAGCAGAACGGAAAACAGTTGAGCGTGGACACTCCTATCCCAACCCCCAACGGATGGCGAACGATGGGTGATCTGAAAGTGGGAGATTTCGTTTTCGGGCCTGACGGCTCGCCCACCCCAGTGATTGCCAAGAGCCGACCGGATGCTACCGAACGCGCGTTTCAGATTTCATTCAGGGATGGATCGTCAATCATCGCCGGTGCGCGTCACGAATGGTACGCGGAAAAATATTCGGGGCAGATCCGCAGAATTTTTACTACTCAGGAATTCTTCGAACAAGATAGTCCGCGCCGCTCAAATTTTCGTATCCCTGTGGCTGCGCCCCTAGATCTTCCACCGGCGGAGCTGCCTGTTCACCCGTATCTTTATGGATTCTGGCTCGGCAATGGCTGCGCAACGAAACCGGAAGTGACGGTGTATCGCGAGGATGCCGATGCGTTCGTGGCGAATATGCAGCGTTCAGGCGACCGGATCGCCGCGATGATGGCCCAGGCGGGCGAAAGCAACGTCTATCGCCTGCCGGCACTTCGTAGTGTTCTGGTAGAGCACTTCTCTCAGAAGCGTATTCGTCCTGCATACCTTCGAGCGTCGGCCGCTCAGCGTTGGGATCTCCTGGCTGGGTTGATCGACTCCGATGGGTGTATTTCGACGAACAGGGGACAGTCGATTTATGCGACATCGGTCCCCGGATTGGCTGATGATGTCGTCGAGCTGCTGCGCACCTTGGGTGTAAAGGCGACATGCAATCGTGTTGACTCGGATCGTTACGGCAAGCCGAATGCGCCTCACTATCGCGTCCAGTTCACCGCCGTGGAAGACATGCCGTGCTCCTGGCTGGATCGAAAGCTGAAGCGCCGTTGGCGCAAGATCGACGGATCGCGCGGGGAGTTTCATCATTTTACGATTTCGGAAGTCGCTCCGCGGCCGATGCAATGCATTCAGGTTGCACACCCTGATCACATCTATCTGGCGGGTCCCGGCTTCGTGCCAACGCATAACAGCTTTATCATTGGCGGCCTTCCGATTTACCACCTTTTGATGGAAGACGAGTTCCAGCCCGAGGCTTACGGCGTGGCGAGCGCGCGCGACCAGGCGGGCATCGTGTTTAAGGCCGCGGCGACGCTGGTGGAGGCGAATCCGCTGCTGCGATCGAAGCTCAAGGTACTCGAAAGCACGAAGCGAATCGTGAGGCGGGATGGCGGCGGCATCTATACCGTGCTTTCGGCGGACGGCGACGTGCAGGACGGCAAGCGTCCCAGCCTGCTGCTGTTTGACGAGCTTCACCGGTTCACGCGGAAGAAGGCGGAGACGGTCCGGACGGTGCTGTTGAAGGGGATGATTTCTCGCGCTCCCGTGGTCGACGGCGTGGCGACGGGCGAACCTTTGATGCTGCAGACGACTACTTCGGGCGACGAGCATGAATCGCGGCTGTGGTTCAGCGAATACGAATACGCTCAGCATGTCATCGACGGCAGCATCGAGGACGAAAGCTACTTCGCGGTGATTTACCAGGCGGACCCGCGGCGTATCGAGAGCGATCCCGAGTATTGGAAGAGCCGAGAGGCTCGCGTGGCCGCGAATCCCTCGCATGAGGACCGCGGCGGCTTTCTGGCGGACAAGGAAATCGAGAAGGACATGCTTGAGGCGGTCGCCAGGCCGGAGAAGTATGGCGACTACGTCCGGCTGAACCTGAACGTTCCGGTGGTTGCAACGGGAACGCCGGCGATCGAGATGGCGCTGTGGAGCTCGGGCGGCGGCGATGTCGATCTGCGGAAATGGCCGGTCTATGACGTCGATCTGCTGATCTCGAAATGGAATCTGGCCGAGCGCGCATGCGTGGTGGGAATCGATTTTGCGTGGACCACCGACTTTGCGTGCGTCTCGGTGCTGTTCCTGCCCACTGAACAGGATCCGACCTGGCGAGTTCTGGTGTTCTACTGGCTGCCGGCGGACGCGATCGCGGGCCTCGAGCGACGGACGCGGGCTCCGCTGACGGACTGGGTACGCCGCGGTTTTCTCCAGACCTCGCCTGGCGCCGAGATCCGGATGCAGGACCTATTCGAAAAAGTGGAATGGGCCGCGGAGATGTTCAGCGTGCGCGAAGTGACGTTCGATCGCTACGGCGGCGTCGACGCGGCAGCCACGCTCGCACTGGTTCCGAAAGGTTTCGTGTGCGTGAAGATTCCGCAGACGCTGAGCGGGCTTTCGCCGGCGACGAAGGCGTTTCTGGGCGCCTACAAGAACCGCCAACTGGTGCACGGCAACCATCCGATTCTGAACTGGAATGTTTCCTGCATGACGCTGGCGACCGACGGCGGCGATCAATGCAAGCCCGAAAAGCCGGCGCGGGATGAGTCGGCGAAACGGATCGACGGAGTGGCGGCGACGGTGACGGCATGGGCGCGCGCGATGTTCCTGTCTCCGGCGGAGACAGAGAGCGTGATCGAGGTCTGGTGATGAAAACGTTATTTCAGCGCGCATTGGAATGGCTCCGCGGTCCGGGGCCACAATCCTTGATGCAACTCGCGATTCGCCGGAAAAAAGGGCGAACGGCTACCTCGCGGTTATATGTGATGCGCATTGACCACCCACTTTCGCGAGAGGCCCTTGTGGGCCTGGATAAATCGCTTCAGCCGCTGCGGGATAAGTACGGACTCGATTTCATTGTTCTCGAACCCGGAATTCAACTCGGTAGGTTTGATGACATCTGAGCTCATCCATATTTCGCGCGATTGGAGCTATCCGGTCCGTGAATCGCGAAGCAGCCTGGAAAATCCCCAGACACCGCTCAGCTATCCGGCTGAGTGGCTGCTGGATATTTTCAATGGCGGGCGCACTGATTCGGGGATCCGGGTCAGTGAGCTGACGGCGTTCCAGACGACGACTTTCCTGGCATGCGTCGATCTGATCGCTTCGAAGTTCGCCTCGCTTCCGATCCACGTCTATGAGCGCCAGGTGATGAAGGGTGGGCGCGCAGCGCACCGGATTGCGTACGACCACAACTATTACGAACTGATCCACGTCGAGCCGAACGTGGAGATGAGCCGGCAGACGTTTCTGAAGACATACATGATTCATTGCCTGGCCTGGTCGAACGGTTACGGCGAGATCCAGCGCGACGGCGGCAATGAAGCGATCGCGCTGTGGCCTCGGAATCCTTCGAAGACGCGGCCGAGGCGTTTGACGGCGGCCTTGAGACTGAATCCCGAGCCGTGGCGGCCGTTCCCGGTGGAACTGGCTGCCGGCACGATGGTGTTCGAGACGACGGATGGGATCGACGATCTCGACCATTCGGACATCACGGCGAACTCGGCGAGGCCTGCGCGCATCATTCCCGCAGAAGACATGCTGCATGTTCCCGGGATCAGCTTCGACGGGCGCCTGGGGCAAAGTGTCGTGTGGCTGGCGCGTCAGATCCTAGGGCTTCAGATGGCTCTGGAAAAATTCGGGGCGAAGTATTTCTCGAATTTCGCGAAGCCCGGGGGGCTTCTCACCCTGCCCGCCTTGCAGAAGCCGGACCAGGATAAGGCCAGGCAGTCGTGGCTCGAGGCTCAGGGTGGTGAAAATGCTCATCGTGTCGCGGTGATGCCGACGGGCGCCACCTTTACCCCGATGAGCAATAATCCGCAAGATTCGCAGGCGCTCGAATCGCGTCAGCACGGCCGTACGGAAATCGCAGCGATTTTCCATGTCCCCGGCCGGATGGTGGGGGACACGTCCAAGTCGGCCCGGGCGTCGACGGAGCAAGAAAATCAGGAGTTCCTGGATTACGGGCTTTCGCCGTGGCTCAATGCGTTCAAGCTCGAAGTGAAGCGTAAGCTGTTTCCGCATCCCCAAGTTGGCCGCCGGCCGAAAAATCCGTATTATGTCGACTTCGACACGACGGAGCTGGTCCGGCCGGATGCCGCGGCGCGCGAGAAGTTCTATGCGAGCGGCCGGCAGTGGGGCTATCTGAACGCGAATGACGTTCGCGCGTTCGAGAAGCTGAATCCGATCGACGAGCCTTCGGCAGAGAAGTACTGGATGCCGATCAACATGACGCTCGTCGACACACCGATCGATCCCACGCATCAGGACGGCGCCGGCAATGGCGAGCCGCCGGCCGGCGCGAATTCCACGAAAGTTCCGGCCAAGGCCGAAGCGGAGTAATTTTCCATGTTCTTGAAATCGAAATTGCCGATCGAGATCGAAGCCAGCGAGCTGGTAGTCGCGGGGCGGCGCTACCTGGTGATCGACGCTGAAGCACTCGGCGGTCTCTATGAGGCGAATCACGAGATAACCCCCACTGACGATCGCAGTCAGGCCGGTAAGACCCCGGCGGGGGCGCGGCGCACTCCGCGTCCCCAGACGTCAGTGCGGAAGAAGAGCCAGCCGAAAAGCGTCGCTACCCCCCCAGCGCGCCCGAAGCGCCGATGGCGGGGACTCGCGAGGCTGAGATTCTCGCGCTGCTGAAGAAGCGGCCGATGACGAGCTACGACATCGTGCAGGCGACGAAGGCCACGAACGCGGCGATTTATACGGTTCTGAGCGTGATGCGGAAGAAGGGGCTGATCGAGACGCGCGAGGATCCGGCGACCGGCGAGAAGGTCAACGCGGTAAAGGCGTAACGCAGGAGGACACCCACATGAGCATGGTTCGTGAATTCCGATCGTTGAAGGCGCGGGAGCTGCGCGCGGAACAGGGCGAGGATGGCAAGCGCTATCTGAGCGGATATGCCGCAACCTACAACACGCTGTCCGACGACCTCGGCTGGGGGATGCGGGAGCGGATCATGCCGGGAGCGTTCGCGCGCGCGGTCAATGAGGGCCAAGATGTCAGGCATCTGATCAATCACGATCCGAACCTGGTGCTCGGGCGGACCAAGGCGAAGACGACGGAGCTGGTGGACGATTCGAAGGGCCTGCATTTCCGTACGCTGATGCCTGACACGGGTTATGCCCGGGACCTGTTCGAGTCGGTCGGCCGCGGCGACATCGATGAGTGCAGTTTCGGATTCATCGCAGTCCGGACCGCCTGGATCGAGGAGCCGGATCCCGAGGACGAGAAGCGGATCCGCTGCATCCGCGAGCTGCACGACGTCGACCTGTTCGACATTTCGACGGTGACGTATCCGGCCTATCCCGGTACGAACACCACGGCGGAACGCTCGAGGATGTTTCCGGATGGAGTGCCGGTCGAGGTGCGATCGCGGATGAAGCGTGATGCGGCGGACGGTGACGAGTCCTGCGGCTGTTCGTGCGCGGCTTGTATCGACGGCGACTGCGCGGAGTGCTCGAACGCGGACTGCGAAGAAGTGAACTGCCGGGACTGCCCGATGCAGGCGGCCGAACGCGCGAAGAGAGCGAAGAAGACGAGGCGCGTCGACGGCGAGGACCTCGCCGCGGATTGCTTCCTGGTCGTCGGGGATCCCGAGGACACGAGGACGTGGAAGCTGCCGTCGAAGTTTTCGACGGATGAGAAGACGCGAACGCACCTGAAGAACAACCTGGTGCGATTCAACGAACTCAAGAGCGTCTCGGACGAAGGCAAGACGGCGGCCTGGGGCGCGCTGGTGAAGCTCTGCAAAGATCACCAGATCGACCCGTCGAACGAAGCGGAGAATCTGCGGTCGTTCCTGACGTCTGAGCAGCTCTACGATTTTCAGCGAGATTCGATCGTGGCGGCGGCTGAGTATAAGCTGCGCGCGATCAAAGCAAGTTTGTAATCGGCGAGCCGTCCGCGACGCGGACGCTAACGCCATTGCGAGCCGGAGCCTGGGGTTCACTCCAGCTAGCCGGAACCGTTCGATTCATAACCTTTTCTCAAAACAGGAGACGAAAAATCTATGAACCGGAATGAAGCCCGGGAGCTGCGCGAGCAGCGCGCGAAGATCGCGCACCAGATGAGCGAATTGGCGACCGGCGGTCTGAAGACTGCCGAGGATCGCGAAAAGTTCGATGGGATGGACAAAGAACAGGATGAGATCCGGCAGCGCATTGAGCGCATCGAGAAGGCGTCGGGAATTACGGACGAGTTGCGCGCGACGGGACAACCGCCGGCCGGACAGCCTGGCATCGTGCCTGCGGGAACGCCCGAGGAGCAAAAGCAGCGCGAGCAGGATTATCGTGCGGCGTTCAAGTCGATGCTGAAGAATGGCTTCGATCCGAAGCCGCTCTACGGGATCCGCGGCGTGACGCCGGCGGATCGTGCGCTGCTGATGTCGCGTTCGCGGACGAATATCGCGACGCCGGATGAGATCGCGCGTGAATTGCGCATCGCCGGCGGCAGCGGCCTGGTGAGCGGCGGTCAGGGAGCCTATCCGGGGGCGACGTCGGGATTCTTCGTGCCCGTGGGGTTCGTCGATGAGATCGAGCAGGCCATGAAATACTACGGGCCCATGCTCGACGGCGGGCTCGGGATGCCGAGAATCTTCCCGACCGACAGCGGACAGCCCCTGCCGTTTCCCGTTTCGAACGACACCACGGTAGTCGGCGAGCTGATCGCCGAGCAGACTACGGTGACGCAGGGCGTGGTCTCGATGAGCCAAATCATGTTCGGGGCCTACAAATTCAGCACGAAGCTCGTACAAGTGTCGCTCGAGCTCCTGCAGGATTCGGCTTTCGATATCGAAGAATGGCTCAAGGGCCTATTCGCGGAGCGCCTGGGTCGCATTCTGAACACGAAGTTCACTGTGGGTGCCGGTACGACTGAGCCGACGGGGATTGTGACGGCCGCGACTGCGGGGCCGACTTTTCTCGGCGCGGGCACAAACGACGGATCTTCGGCGGCGAACACGATCGGCAGCGACGATCTGGTCAGCCTCGAGCACGCCGTGGACATCGTGTATCGCCGCGGTGCGAAGTACATGATGCACGATTCGACGATCGCGGCGCTCAAGAAGGTGAAGGACAAGTACGGGCGTCCGTTGTGGCAGCCGGGCCTGGCGGTGAACCAACCCGACACGATCAACGGGTATGCGTATGTCGCGAATAACGACATGGATCAGCTCCAGACCCAGGTCGACTCGCCGCCGATCACGAAGAAGACGGTCCTTTTCGGCCAGCTGTCGAAGTACCTGGTTCGCCGAGTGAAGGATCTCAGCATCATCCGGCTCGACGAGCGCTTCGCGGAGTTCGGCCAGGTCGCGTTCCTCGGCTTCGCGCGATACGACGGCAATCTCCTCGACGCGGGCACCCATCCCGTCGTCTACGGTCAGAACACCTACTAAGCGTTCTGATCCCGCCCCATTGCGGGCCGCGTGTCCTTTCGGGGACCTCACGCGGCCCGCGATTCCAGATCAAAAGCAAATGATTCACGACACCTGCGATTGTTGCCGCCGGGAGTTTGGGCGTACGCCTGGAACACCGGCGATTTGCATGAATTGCGGGTTCGAGAACACCCGGGCGGATGCGCCGAAAGCGTCTCCGGTGGAGACGGCCATGGCGGTTCCGGCTCGAGAACGGGCTGTGCGACCGGCGCCGCGGGCGCGGCGGAGGGCAAGCTAGATGGGTTATTGCCGCGCGATCGAATTGCCGAGTGCCGAGCCTGTTTCGTTGGCGGACGCGCGCAGCTTTTTACGGCTGTCGTCCGCGTATACGGCCGAGGACGACACGATCGAGGCGCTGATTGTCGCGGCGCGCGAGCAGGGCGAGGTTCTGACGGGCCGGGCACTGGCGAAGCGGAAGTTTACCCAGGTCCTGGATTCGCATCCGTATTACACAGACAGCGTGCAGAGCCAGCTGGCCTATCCGCCGAACTACTACAGTTTGCCGCGGTATTCGACGACGCTGTGGAACTACTCCCAGATGATCAAGCTGGGCTATTCGCCGGTGATCAGCGTCGAGGGGATGATCTACATTGCGCCCGACGGCAGCTCGCAGACATGGCTCCAGGACACGCAGTTCATTCTTGACCGGATCTCCGAACCGGCACGCATCTTTCCGCTGCCGGGGCAGAACTGGCCGGCGGACCTGAATGTCGCGAATTCGCTGCAGATCAATTTCACGGCCGGCTACGATCCGGATCCGACCGCGGTCGATACGCATGTCATCGGCTCGCCACCGCTGAGCCCGCCCGGACAACAGGTGACGTCGACGATCGTGAGCGGGATCCCGCAGAAGCTTCGCCTGGCGATCCTGAACCTGGTCGCGTTCTGGTTTCAGAACCGCGGCGCCGCGGGGACCGTGCCTCCGTACATCGAGAACATTTTTCTTTCGCACGCGATTTATGACTTCGCTCCGACGCGCGGATAACCATGACATCGTCCTACAAAATCGTCAACGGACGGCCCACGATCGAGATCGGGGCTCTGCGTCACGAAGTGTCGATCCAGAAGAACGGCCCAGCCAGCCCGCCAGTGTTCGACGCGGGCGGCCCGGTCCTTGGATGGAATACCTTCGCGACGGCGCTCGCGGCGATCGAGGCGGTCCGCGGAACGGACGTCATCAAGTCTGGCCAGACTACGACTCAGTTGTTTCTGACGGTCACGATGTGGTGGCAGCCGGGAATTCTTCCCGATATGCGCGTCGCTAGCGATAACGGCAGCCTGTACGTGATTCAGAGCGTGGAGAACGTCCTCGAGATGGATGTGGTGCTGGTGCTGAACTGCCTGGGGCTTTCGAAGAACACATGAATTCGCTGGTTACCTGCATTTGCCCGACGACGGCCTCGCGCCGGAAGTTTCTGCCGCGGGCGATCGACTGTTTCCTCAAGCAGACGTATACGCCGCGGGAGCTGCTGATTGTCACTGAGCCAGGCGAGGCGATCGAGGTGCCGGATCATCCGCTGATTCGAGTGGTGCGCACTCCCGGGCTCCTGCGTTTGGGCGCCAAGCGCAATTTCGCATGCGAGCAGGCCTACGGCGAAATCATCGCGCATTTCGATGACGACGATGTTTCGGCGGCGGAACGGCTGGCGGATCAGGTGAGCTGGCTTGTTTTGTCGGGGCTCGGTGTGACCGGCTACAGCCAGATGAAGTTCACCGATGGGAACCGCTGGTGGAAATATACGGGCGATCCGAAGTTTCCGCTGGGGACCTCGCTCTGTTACTGGAAGAGCTGGTGGGAGCAGTGCCGGTTTCCGGATCAGCAGGAATCGTCGGACACGGTCTTTACCTATGCGGCGCAGGGCGCCGGGCAGGTCTCCGTGCATCCCTGCGGCAACATGATGTTCGCGACCGTGCATCCTGCGAGCGTCCAATATAAGCGGCGCATTTCGCACCTGGGCGATAAGAGCAACTGGCCCGAGCTGCCGGCGACCGAGGCGGTGGTATGCGCCTGAACCTCGGATGCTCGGACGATCACCGGGATGGATACGTGAACGTCGACCAGGCGCCGCCGGCGGATCAAATTGTGAATCTGCGGAAGCGCTGGCCTTGGGCAGACTCGAGTGTCGACGAAATCCTGGCGCATGACGTCTTCGAGCACCTGAAGTCGAAGGTGCGGACGATGAACGAATGCTGGCGGGTGCTGAAGCCCGGCGGCGTGCTCGACCTGGCTGTGCCGTGCGTGATGCTTGCCGATGGCCGGGTGAATCCCGGCGCGTTCAGCGATCCGACGCACAAATCATTCTGGACCATGGACGATCGCTATTACTTCTGCGAGGAGTGGAACAACCCTCAGGGCGAGCGCGGCCGTCTGGGTCCTGCTTATAGGATCAACGCATTGTTCCGCCCGCGGAAATGGGAGCTGTTCGAGTACGGGGCCGGTGCGGAGCGGCGGTCTAAGGTGCGGGCGATTCTGGAGGCCGTGAAGTGATTTTCGCAACGAACGAGCGAGAAACGATCGCGCTGCCGCTTTCATTTGCACCGCCGGCGCTGCTGACGGGAGCGCGCTGGAGCCAGATCGAGCATTTTTACCCGACGGACAAGATCCGGCAGATCGAGAAGGCCTCGATCCGGGAGTTCATGGAGAAGTACCGGCACTTCCTGCGCGGCCGCGTGGCGGATTTCGGCGCGGGGCTGCAGCCGTATCGCGATCTGGTCGGCGGCGAGTACTTCCCGATGCAGGAAGGCGATCTGTTTCCGCCGGCTCTGTTGGACGCGGTGATGTGCAACCAAGTGGCGCAATATCTCGGCGATCCCGCGGCGACGTTTCAGGAGATCGCGTCGAGGCTCCGCCGCGGCGGCCGTCTGGTGATGACGTACCCGACCAATTGGGACGAAGTCGAGGGGAACGATTACTGGCGGTTCACGAAAGCCGGCATGGAGCGACTGCTGAAGGCTGTGGGGCTAAGTGTGATCGCGCATGAGCTGCGCGCGGAAGTCCGCGTCAATAATTTCCGTTTCCCGCTGGGCTATGGAGTGGTGGCGCAGAAGCCGTATACGCCGGGTCCGGATGCGAGCGCGAAGATCCTGGCGGAGATGGTCCGCCGGCGCGTGCCGTTCTTTTTCATCCGCTACGGCGACGGCGCGATCGAGTGCATACGGGGTCTGGGCCGAGGCTCGACTCGCGATGGCGAAGAATATTCGCCGGCACTGGGCAAGCTGCTGCTCGACGCCTGGAATAGCGTGATCGGATCGCCGGGGGCCGTTGTGGGGGATTGGCGATCGGCATCGTTCGATGCGCGTTCGGAATACAGCCGCTATACGGAGGAGTATGAGCAGCTGCTGGGCGATGCGCATCCACTGCTGCTGCATTTCGAATCGCTGCTGCTGATGCGCGAATCGGAAGAGCTTGTGGACTTTTACCGGGCGGTGAAAGAGGATCCGCGCAAGAAGTTGTTTATGGGGCCGGCGGGGAATGCGGGCGCGGCGGCGATGCTCGGCGCAGAGTTCCTCGAGGTGCCGATGACGAATCTGCTGCTCCACACCGGCCGGCTCAGCGACGAGCTGATCACGCGGGATTTCGACGTGCTGCTCTACGGCGCCGGCATGGCGGGGACGATCCCCGCGGCGCGGTGCTTCCAGAAATTCCCGCAGCGGACGTTTATCAACCTCGGGAGCGCGATGGATCCGCTGTTTCGAGGTACGACGAGGCGGCAACAGTTGACGACGGCGCGAGCGCGCGCCTTATTTGCGGAGCTCATGTGATCGATCCGAAAAAAGTGAGTGCGGTGCTGGTGACGAAGGGGGGCCGAGACGTTGCGTCGATCCGCGAGCGTCTGAGCGTCTTCGGCCAGGTGATCGTCTGGAACAATGCGGCGGGCATCGACGAAAAGGTCTTCGGGCGATATCTCGGTGTTCTGCAGGCAACCTGCGATCACGTTTACGTGCAGGATGACGATTGCCTGATCGACGTCGAGCGGTTGTGCGCGGAATATCGGCCAGACGAAGTGCTGTGCAATGTCTTGCCGAGTCACGCGCCCTTTTACGGCGCCAGGCGGATGAGTCTGGTGGGCTGGGGTTCGATCTTCCCGAAGACGGCAGTCAATTTCGATCCCTATCTGTGGAAGTTTGCGTCCGATGAGCTGTTTAAGCGAGAGTGCGACCGGGTGTTTACGCGGCTGAACTGGCTGCGGATCCGCGTGGTGGACATCGGCGTCGAGCATCTTCCGTGGGCACATGGCGACGACCGCATGGGGCGCGAGGCGCGGCACGGGAATGACCTCGAGGTGATCACGCAAAGGCTGGCGGTGCTGTGAAGCTATTTGTTTCTCCGCACAATGACGACGCCGTGCTGTTCGGCGCCTTTACGCTGCAGCGGGAGCGGCCGCTGGTGCTGACTGTGTTCGATAGTCATGTCCAGGTGGCGCGCGGCAACGCGCACTGCGATGCAGCGACCCGGCGGAATGAGGACATCGCGGCGATCCGCGGGGTGCTCGGCTGCGCGATTCAGTTCGGGGGCGTGCCGGACGATAACCCGGATCCGGGTAAGGTTCGCGCGGCGCTCGAGAAGTGGGCGCTTGCGGCCGAGGTTTGGCTGCCGGCGGTCGAAGTCGACGGACATGCCCAGCACAATCTGGTGGGCGAGATCGGCCTCGAGGTGTTCTCGAGGGCGATCGTTCACCGATACCTGACGTATACGACGGCGGGGAAGTCGAGCCACGGCCGGGTGGTTCCCTTCACCGGCGCGATGCTGCGGAATAAGTTGCAGGCGATGATCTGCTACCAGACGCAGATCGAGACGGATTCGCTGGGCTGCTGGCCGCATTTCGCCCGCAATCAGTACGAATATCTGGCCGATTGAGCCGCGTTCGTAATGGATAAGATCGACATTCTTTTTCTCGGTCACGAGCGCGAAGAGTTCACGCGCGCAGCTCATGCCGCATTGGTGGCGAATACGAACTGGTCGCGCGTGCATCGCGTGGTGATTTACGACGATGGCGCCGCGGCGCACCTTCCGGCGTTGTTGAAATTTCCGGTGTATTCGATCGGCCGGAGCCAGCGGCTTGGCGGTCCGGTGGCGATCATGAACGATTTTCTCGGTCGATCTGGGGCGGCTGTGTTCGCAAAGATCGACAACGATGTGATCGTCCCGCCTAGCTGGCTCGATGCGGCGCTGGATGTGATGGCATCGCGGACGGAGCTGGGGCTGCTGGGCCTGGAGCCTCCGATGAGCAGGACTCCGGCGCCGTGGGCGCCCGACCGCCGGCATCGCATCCCTGAATGGGAAGACGTCGCCGCAAATGAAGCGCGCGGATATGCGCCGTGCGATGCGATCGGCGGCGTTGGAGTAATGCGGCGGAGCGTGTTCGATGGCGGCATGCAGCCGCGCGGCATCTATGGCGGTTTCACGGACTGGCAGCTGCGGCATCCGGAGATCGGGAAGGGCTGGATCTGCCCGCCGCTGAATCTGTTTCTGCTGGACCGGTTGCCGATGGAGCCGTGGGCTTCGCTTTCCCGTGAGTACATCGCGAAGGGCTGGCAGAGGGCCTGGACGAATTACGGTCCGGAGGCCGCGCCGCTGTGGAGCTGGTGGGCGACGGATGCTGTACACGACTGAGCTTGGCCTCTTGCGGAAGCTGGCGATCGCCGGCGGACCAGGTATTCCCGGCGCGGTCGCGATGGTGATGCCTGCGCTATGGTTTTGGCCGCGATGCAGCGGGCTGATCGTGACGGTTTTCAAAAACTAACAAGATGCTCGAAGACGGGATCGCGAAGCTGGTGCAGAGCAATCCGGCAGTCGCCGCCATTGCGACCATGGGCGGCTTTGTCGGGCAGCTCCCGGAAAATTTCACGCTGCCGTCCTGGACGCAGAGATCGGCCGGCGACTATTCGGAATACGGGCTGCAGGGCGAGCGCGGCCTAAACCGGAGGCGCCTGCAGATTGACTGCTACGGCAGTCCGGCGGAGGCCGTCAGCCTGGCGGAAGCGATCGACGCGGTGCTGAGCGGGTACAAGGGCACGCTTCCGGACGACGATTCGACGCTCGTGTACGGGTGTTTTCAATCCGACGTGATGGATTTTTTCGATTCCGGGGCCCGCACGCTCCGGAGAATGCTCGAGTACAGGATCTGGTTCTTCCGAGCCTGATCATTCCGACCTAGGAGAGGAGAAACGATATGTCCGCAACGCTTGGCAACATCGGGTATGGTGCAATTTTCTACACCGGAGACACCAGCAGCCCGCCCGCTTACACCGCGGTGCTCGAGATCAAGAGCATCAAGAAGAAGAACCTGACGGTACCGGTCGTCGACTTCAGTCACCTGCTTTCGCCGAATCGAACGGCGGAGAAGGGGCCGGGCATTATCGAGCCGGGTGACATCGAGCTCGGCGGCAACTTCATCGGCGATGCGACGCAGCTCGGGATCCAGACGCTGGCACAGGCCGGCACGGTGTTTCCGTTCAAGATCACGGCGCCGGTGCAGAAGGGCGCGAAGACCTACACCGCCATAGGGCTGTGCTTCGTGACCGAGTATGGCCCGGCCGATGCATTCGAGGCGGACAAGCCGATGCAGTTCATGGCGAAGTTCCAGATCAGCGGTGCTGTGACCGAAACGGTCGTCTAGCGGATTCTCTCTGTGCCGAGCATTGCGGAATGGCTGACGCCGCGCGTCGAGGTAGAAGTTGGGGGCGCGCGGCGGCGGCTTCTGTTCACGCACTCGGCGCTTTTGGAAGTTGAGGATCTGACGGGAATCGATGTGATGGAATCCGGAATCAAGCTGTGGGGCGCATCGGCGACACTGCTGCGGGTCTTGCTCGCGGCGGCACTTCATGGCGGAGGCTGGGCCGGATCGCTGGAGGAGGCCGGGTCGGCGATCGGGGCAATGGGCGTGCGGCATGCGCAGGCGGCGCTGACGGGCGCCTGGGTGGTTTCGATGCCTGAAGCGGATCCGGAGGAAAAGCAGGGCAAGCCGGCGGAGGCGGTGAAGATTTCCTGGCGAGAGGCCTGGGCGATCGCGCGGGTGGATCTGAAGCTGGGGGACGCGGAGTGGCTGGCGCTGACGCCGCGGCTGGTGAAGGATTTGAGCCGGGAGCGGCTCGAGGAAAAGCGCCAGGCGGAGTTTATGTTGAGCCAGATCGCGGCCGCGGCGGCGAATTTCGGCGGGCGCGGTCCGGAGAAGGCGCTGCCAGGCGACTGGTTCATGATCCACAAGTGGCCGGCGAAGGAAGTGACCGCGGAGGATATCAGCGCGGCGCTGGGCGGAAATATTTTCAACTGAGGGAATCCAAAGTGAAGCAAAACAGAAATTCGTCTCCGGCGGAGACAGGGCCGAAAGGGCCCGTGACGATCCAGGTCGACGGAAAGAGCTATGAGCTGGTGCACGACTTCAACCTGCTGGTGAAGGTCGAAGAAGAGTGCGGGCGCAACCTGCTGGCGGCGCGGCCGGACGCGGGGACGCTCCGCGCGATGCTCTATGCGCATCTGCTGACAAAGAATCCGGCGATGACGCTCGAAGCGGCGGGCAAGCTCATTCGGCCTGACACCATCGAGGCCATCAGCGAGGCGATTGCGAGTCTCGGCTAAGGAACACGATGGGCGCTGAGCTTGCCAGAGTCGAAGGGATCGAGGAGACGTGCGACGCGCTAACGCGTCTGCCCGGGCTCATGGTTGCGCATTGTTTCCAAAAAGCCTTGCGCTCGGCCGCGGAAGTGATTGTCGCCGAGATTCAGGCGCGCACTCCGATCGGTGACGATATCTGGAACTTCGACGAGCCCAAGCTTCGGGACTCTCTGGTGACTGAAATCACTCTGGACAGCGAATTTCGGGGCGGCATCGCGGAGATCGGATTCGGCAAGGTCGGGTACCGGGCGCTCTGGGTGGAATACGGACACGAGATGGTGGGGCACAGGCCTGACAAAAAGAAGCTCGGTTTCGTCGACGCTCATCCCTTTATCCGTCCCGCCTTCGATGCATGCGAAAACCGGGCGATCGATGCGTTTGTCGACACCTTCGTTCAGGAAATGGAAGCCGTGAAGACTGAGCTTGGCCTGGGAGGGCCGCCGAATGGCTAGGCGAGCCGCGGGCGTTACCGTCACGTTCAGCGCGGGCAGCGCCACGTTCCGGCGCGACGTCGACCAGAACACCGCGAAGATCCGCCAATTCGGGGCGCATACGACGTCCTCCATGGCCGCCTCGAGCGCGGCGATTCGAACGCTTGAAGGAAATTTCGACCACAATCTGCGCGCCGTAGAGCGGTTCCTTGGAACGACGCTCAAGCTGGGGCCGGTGCTGCAGGCTGCGTTTCCGATCGTCGGCGGAGTTGCGTTTGCGGGACTACTGGTCGACATCGGTGAAAAGGTGGTGAAGTTCGTTCGCGATATCCAGACGGCGCCGGAAAAGATCCGGGGAGCATTCCGCGAGCTGAACGCTCCGCTGCGGCTGACGAACGACGAATTAGACCTGGCGAATAGCCGCCTCGAGGCGGACATTGCGAAGCTCGAAGGAAAGCGGCAGAACACTCTCGCGATCGCGCTGAACGAGGCGAAGGTCGCGGCGGACAAGTTGGCCGACTCCCTCGACAAGGACCTTGGCGCGCTGCATAAGCTGCTCGACGAACAGCAGGCGAGTTGGTATCAACGACTCTTGACTGGCGAGGGGAGCACTAAGGACATTGTTGAGCGGCTCGGCGGCAAGACGGGTTTCGGGGGATTTCGGGGTGAGATTGCAGAAAAAATGAGGACTGGCCGCGATCAGATCGCGGATGCGAAGACGCTGAATGAAGCCGGTGCGCGCAGGGAGCAACTGGCGCGCGTAGTCGACGATGCGTACCAGAAACAGATCGAGGACTTCGAGGCGCGCCTCGCAACGGCAAGAAAGAAAGCGGAACCGATTCCCCAGTTTGTCACGACCGGTCCCAACGGTGAGGGTTACGAAACGCTGATTCCGGGCCAGGAACAAACGCGCACGATCGAAGGACTTACTGGAGCGCTGGAGCGGTTGAAGCAGGAGCGTCTGGAGACGATAAAGAGCATTCGGAATACGGAGCTGCAGCAGAAGGATACGCAGCTCCATGGTGCCAAGGACGACGCTCGGTTAGACAAGCCTTTCAATGACCGCATGAAAGCCATGGCGGCGCAGCTGGAGGCTGTGCGTCAGAAGCTGACGGCGATCGGGCAACCGGAAGCGGCGCAGGTGCTGGCGAAGGCGTTTGGCGATGCGGGCAAGACCATCGAAGAAGTCAATAAGGCGCTCGAGCGGCAGCACACGAAGCTGAGCAATACGGAAGAAGCCTCGATCGTCCTGACGGAGATGGAGATTGCGAGCGCCGAGGCTGAGGCGCAGTGGAAAACGAAGCTCGATGCCACGTCGACGTCCATCGAGGAGCGGATCCGCGCGCAGGAACTCCTGACGGCGGCGATCGGCAAGGGGTATGAGGCGACGAAGCGGGCGAGCGTCGAGTCGCAGGTGGTGCGCGCCGTCGGCTCCAATTTCGGCGACGCGAACTGGATGAAGGATCACGCGGCGGATGTCGCGGCCTTGCGCGGGCGCTTCGAAAAGGAATTCGAAGCGCAGCACGGCGAGCAGGTCGCCGCGGCGATCGATGGCTTGAACCAGCAGATTTCGCTCGAAAGGCAACTGGCGGCAGTGCAGACCGAGGGCGCGGGGGCCGTTCGGGACGCGGCCTTTGCCCATAAGATCGCAATCCTCCAGCAGAACGGCGCGACGGATGAGCAGATTCAGGCGGAGCGGGATCTTTATGCGGCGCAGAAGGCGAATCTCTCGGCCGACAACATCGCCAAGCTGAAAGAAAAAACGGATGAAACCGAGCGGCTGACGGCGGCGATCATGGAAGGGGCCGAGGCGGAACGTCTGGCGGCGCTAGAGAACAAGTACGCGGCGATGCGGCGCGGGGGCTCGAGCGAAGACGAGATTGCGGCGGCGCGGAAGCTGGACCAGGTGGAGCATCAGGGCCAGGTGACGAGAGAGGCGATCCGGACTGGCATGGTCTACAAGGATCAACTCGAGAGCCTCAATCAGCAGATCGAGGCGCTGAAAAAGACGCGCGAGGCGCAGGGCGACAATCTCGCGATCGAATTGGCGCTCCGCGATCTGGAGAATCAACGCCTGCAGGCGCTTGCGAACTACTCGCTTTCGATGGGCCGCGCTCGCGATGGCGTGCGGGCCTTCTTCATCGAAATGCAGGAGAGCGGGCGGACCGCGGCGCAGAACATCTATGAGGCGCTGCATTCGACGTTCGACAAGCTGACGACCGAGCTGGGGAAGCTTGCGACGGGGCAGAAAACGTCGTTCGGAAAGACCTTTCAATCGATCGGCCAGGAGATGGTGACGAATCAGATCCGGTCCATCGCGCAGAAGGGCCTCGCGGCGCTGGGGAAGAAGTTCGGCATCGACGTCGGACAGGGCAAGCCGGATGGGACGCGGTCGAATCCGCTGTGGGTGCAGATGGCGGATGCGAGCGCGATCGCGAATCCGGCGGGGATTGCCGGCAAGCTCGGTGGGCTTTTCGGCGGCGGAGATAAGGGCGGCGGGATCTTCAGTTTCCTGGGAAGCCTGGGCAGCCTGATTCCGCATGCGGATGGAGGATTCGTGTCACCGAATAGCGCCTACCTCGTGGGCGAGCGCGGTCCTGAGCCGTTCTTCCCGGGGACGTCGGGATACATGATGTCCGCGGCCGCTTCGCGGCGCAGCTCTGGCGGGGAAACCCACATGTACACGATCGATGCGCGGGGAACGGATCCGGTGCTGGTCGAGCAAAGGGTGAAGGCCGCGATTCTCGCGGCGCACGATTCGGCGGTGACGAAGAGCGTCCAGGTGAATCACGACCAGGCACGCCGCGTGCCGGGGAAGGGCTGAGGGTTATGTCGCGAAGCGTCAACAAGGTTATTTTGATCGGCCATTTAGGCAGGGATGCGGAGACTTCCTGGACGCCGTCGCAGGTGTCGGTGACGAAGTTTTCGGTGGCCACGAACCGGCGGTGGAAGGATCAAGGCTCGGGCGAGTGGAAAGAGCAGACCGACTGGACCAGCGTCGTGCTCTGGCGCGGGGAGAAGGTCGCGGAGTACCTCAAGAAAGGGCAGCAGGTCTATGTGGAGGGCCGGCTGCAGACGCGGAGCTATGAGAAGGACGGCATGAAGCACTGGGTCACGGAGGTGATCGCGGACTCTGTGATTCTGCTGGGCGGCTCCGGCGATCGCGGCGGCGCGTCCCGCGCGGGCGCAGGGGATCCGCCGCCGCATCGCGACGGGGTAGGGGATGACGACGTTCCGTTCTAGGAAGAGCGATGCCGACATTTGAAGGGCGGAACATCATCACGATCCCGGCGTATCCGCCGGCGCCGCAGTCGATCGAAGTGACGGCGATCGACGTAGTGGGTCAGAATGTATCGCCCTTCACGGGGCAGCAGCAGGTGTACGACTGGAATGCTTCCTGGCTCGAGGCCTCGGTGACGATGCCGCCGATGACGGACGCGACCGCGCAGGCCTGGGTGCAGTTCCTGAAGGATCTGAAGGGCGTGGCGAACGTGTTTCAATTCACGGCCGGATTCCAGGCGGCATTTCCGCTGAGCATCCCCAACGGCTGGTATTGGTCACTGAAGTCGAACGAGCGGAAATGGTCGATCACGAAGGCCGCGATCTACGGGATGCAGTTCGATATCCGGAGGGCGTTCTAAAGCGATGCGTCCGATGTCTGACGACATGGCGACGGCGTTGTCTTCGCCGCTGCTGAGGCCCGCGATTTTCTTTCAGGCGCAGTTTGCGAGCGGAACGATTTATCTGTGGAGCGGCATCGGGACGATCTCATGGAACGGTCAGAATTGGACCGGCGTGGGCTCGCTGGGCAAGATTTCAGCGATCGAAGAAGGGACCGGGATCGAAGCGAAGGGTGTGACCGTGCAGCTGAGCGGCATCGACCCGGCGATGCTGGCCGATGCGCTGCAGGAGCTGCAACTGGGGACGCCGGCGGCGATCTATCTGGCGCTGTTCGATACGAGCAGCCCTCCGCAGTTGATCGCGGATCCACTGGTTTGCTGGGCCGGGCGCGTCGACCAGCCCACGATCGAGGTGAGCGGCGAGTCGGCAACGATTTCGCTGAACTGCGAGAACCGGCTGCTCGACATGAACGTCGCGGTGGACCGCCGATACACGCTGGACGACTCGCACATTGAGAATCCGGACGACCTCGGGTTCATGTTCGTGAACTCGCTACAAGAGCAAACGATTAGTTGGGGAAGGACCCCTGCCTCGAGTAACAACCTCTAGCTGCGAATGAAGACGAATCTCAAAAGAGCGTCGGACTGGGCGCAGCGGCTGGAGATCTTTCTTCGCGAAAACCATGCGAGAAAGTTCCAATACGGGCGCTGGGATTGCTGCCTGTTCGTCGCGGACGCGATCGCGGCGATGACGGGGAGCGATGTGGCGGCCGAGTTTCGCGGGAAGTATGCACGCTGGGGCGAGGCGCTGCGCGTGATGGAGGCGAAGACGGGGCAGCGATCGGTGGCCGCGATCGCCGCCGCGGTGGCGGAAGAGTTCGGAATGCCGGAAGCGGCACCCGGGCGAGCGCAGCGCGGCGATATGGCTCTGCGGCGCCGGCCGCGAGGTTATTCGCTCGGCCTGGTGGCGATGAACGGGCTCGAGATTCTGTTTCCGTGCGCGATGGGTATGGGGACCTGTCCGCTGAGCGATGCAACGCGGGTCTGGCACGTCTAAATGTCAAAGGGCATCGTCGAAACGGTTGCGGGGCTGGCCACGATCGCGGCCGGCGTGTATATCGAGATCGCTTCGTTCGGCGCGCTGACTCCGCTGGCCACGTTTCTGATCAGTGCCGGGTCCGGGATGGTCATCGCCGGCGTCGGGACGATGCTCTCGAAGGGGCCGCTGCAGGGATTCGCGACGACGACGCGCAATCCGGTGGCTCCGTGGAATGTCGTGGTGGGGCGTGCGCGAGTAGGCGGCACGCCGGTTTACATCGGGGAGTTCGGGGAAAACGACAAGTACCTGGACATGGTGATGGTACTGGCGTGCCATCCGTGCGAGGCCGTCGACGCGCTGCTGTTCGACATGCAGCGGGTGCAGATCGGCGCGAACAATACCAGCTTCACGCCGCTGCAGCAGACGATCCCGATCCAGCGGATCACGCGCGTGGGGAACGTGGTGACGGTGGTGCTGAACGCGAACATCCCCCTGGTCTCCGATGGAGACCAGCTGATTATCCAGGGCGTGCATCCGGTGAGCGCGGGACTCAACGGGCGATTTCCGATCCAGATCGTGAGCCAGGTGTTCGGCAGCCCGGGCAGCTTGACGTTTACCTACTTGAGCGGCGGGACGGCGATCGATATTCCGTCGTTCCCCGGATCCGAGAGCGGGCAGGTCAAGACGACCTGGCCGGACTACGGGAAGAAGGTCTACATGGAGGTCCTGCTGGGCGACCAGGTGCAGGGCCAGACTTTCGCCGGCATGCTCAACGGGACGCCGAGCGACGGGGATGCCGGCAACCTGATCCAGAATTCGCCGAACCCGTGGACCGCTGACTGCTCGCTGGTGGGGATGACGGCTGTTTTTCTGCGGCTGCACTATAACGACACGATCTTCGCGAACGGGCTGCCGCAGATCAGCTTTCGCGTGCGCGGCAAGAAAGACATCCTGGATCCGCGGACTTCGCCGCCGACGGTGGGGTACACGGAGAACGCCGCGCTGATCATCGCGGATTATCTGGCGAACACGAAGTGGGGCTTCAAGGCGACGTATGGCACAGAAATTCCGCTGCCGCAACTGATCGCGGCAGCAAATCTCTGCGATGAGGCGGTGGACCTGGCGCAGCCTCCGGGAGCGACGGAGCCGCGGTACACGTGCAACGGGACGTTCCAGCTTTCGATGAAGCGCGGCGAGGTGCTGCAGAATCTGCTGACGTCGTGCGGGCGGCTGACATATATCGGCGGGCAGTTCGTGATCTGGCCGTGGGCATGGTATGGCGTGGCGAAAACGCTCGACAATGCATGGCTGCTGTCGAATCTGACGAAGCCGTTCCGGTGGCGGCCGTCGGTGACGATCAGCGATCTGTACAACGGCGTGAAGGGGACGTTCATTTCGCCGCTGAACAACTGGCAGTCGAGCGACTTTCCGCGGTATGCGCAGGACGCGGAGCACGGTTATGACGACGGGCCTCCGGAGTACGACTTCGATGCGAACCTGGCGGCGGACGGCGGCGACCGGCGCTGGAAGGATATCCAGCTACCCTTCACGATTTCTTCGGGCATGGCGCAGCGTCTGGGGAAGATCGAGCTGATGCGATCGCGCCGTCAGGGGACAGGGACGTTTCCGCTGAATATGTCGGGGTATCAGTTCACGCCGCCTGATGTGCTTTCGCTCACGCTGAGTTTCTTCGGCTGGGCCGACAAATATCTGGAAGTGCGGCAATCGCGATTCATGCTCGACGGCGCGGTCCTCGGCGTCGAACTCGACCTGCAGGAGACGGATCCATCGGATTACGCGTGGGACATCGGCGAGGAGCTTTCGCCGGCGGGCTATCAGCAGGCGATCGTGCCGGATAACCGGACGCCCGCGGCCCCCACGGATCTGGCGACTTTCAGCGAGCAGGGGCACGTTGTTCTGACGTGGACGGAACCGGCGGACGGATATGTGCTGAACGGCGGGCATGTCGAGATTCAGTATCAGTTGCTGGAATCGCCGGAAGGGCTGTGGCTTTCGCTGGGCCGTTTCGATCCGACGATCACGCAGGCGACCCTGCCGCTCCTGATTCCGGGAGAAATGTATACGATCCGGATCCGCGCGGTGAATGCGGCGGGTGTACCGTCAGCCTGGGTGATGATCGTGGTCACGGCGCCGGCGCTGACGATCGCGCAGTGGCAGCCGTACCAGGTGCAGGGCGACCCGGCGGATGCGCTCTTCCCCAACGAGTGGACTTTCGACGTCGCGCTGGCCTATCAACTCACAGGCGACGACAACATCCTGATGAACATCGTCGCGACGGGAAAGCGGCCGGTGACGAAGTTCCTGACGGACACGGCGCCGTCGATCGCGGCCATAGGTCAGGCGTCCGCTGGAGGCAGCTTGCCCGGCGGCCGGACGTATCTGGTATCGCTTGGGGCCCTTGACGGATCGAACCGGAGCGTGCGGCCGACCGACGTCGACGCGGTTGTGGTGCCGGGCGGATCCGACCTGAACGAGATCGTGCTGAGCGGGATCGTCTGGCCCGCGGTCGACGGGCTGACACAGGGCGTCGTCTTTCTGCAGGATTCGGAATCGGACGATCTGCTTTGCGCGCAGTTGACTGTGCCGCTGACGCCGGGTGGGGCAGGGAACTATACCCCGACACTGATCTCCATTCCAGGTCCGCTGGTGCGCTCGAGCTGGGCGCGGCCGAATGAGGATGTCGCGGGCGTCGTGCTCAAAGGGCGGCATCTGATCCATGGCGGCGCCGTGGGCGCGGTGATCGACGCGGTTTCCGGGAACACGGTGGTTTCAAATGAGTGCGTCGATGTGGCGGGCGTCGACAACTGGACGGGCCGCGAACTGGTGCCGATCGGAAGGCAGAACGCGAGCATTCCGTTCCAGGCCTATAAAATCACGGCGTTCGACCCGGCCACAGGTACATTCACGCTGGACCGGCCCGCGACGGCGCTCGAGGCCGACGACGTTTTCGTGATCGCGACGATCGGCCTGGACAACAGCGCGAATCCCTACCAGGTGAGCGACGGGCGGTTTTCGAATGCCGCGAATACGGATGCGCAAGGGAACTCGACGCCACACAGCGGCCTGACACCGAGCGATCCGAACGAAATCGGGAACGTCGTCTTTGTGATCGCGGGGACAAGCCGAGGAATGAGCGCGAAGATCGTCGACAACGACGCGACGAGTTATACGCTCGATGCTCCGATTCCGATCGACGGAACGTCGCGGTGGGTTGTGGTCGAGGACGGATGGCCCTTTTCTGTACCCTCGAGCGCTTCGGGGAGCGGTGACGCGTTTCTGGCGGCGTCGATCGCGATGCCGACGGCGAACTTTACGAAACGGTCGATGCTGATCGGGGCGTTCGCGGTGGACTCCTCGGGGAACGAGTCGCAAGAGGCGGATGCACCGTTCCGGATGATCTATGTGCCGGCGACGGGCAAGCCCCAGCGGACAGTGACGGCAGACACGACGATCGGACCCGGCGATTACATGTTGAACTGCGACACGAGCGGTGGGCCGGTTACGGTGACTCTGCTCGATTCCACGCAGGTACCGGGGCGCCGCTTCTTAATCGTGAAGGTGAGCGACGACGACAATGCCGTGACGATTTCCGTGCAAAATTCCGGCGTGATTTTGACGACGGGTGGGAACGTCGACCAGTTGGAGCTCGACGCGATCGGCGAGAGTGTGGAAGTGGTGGCGAATGGCTAATTCGTACACCGTGATCGCGGGAGCGGGTAAGTCGGCCGCTGTGGGTGGCGGGACGGTGCAGGATGCGCTTGGGCTGACGGCGAGCGCGATCATCGACCCGATCACCGGCGATCTGACGATTACGGCCGCGGTGACTCCGCCGGCTTCGCTAGGCGGAATCATTGGGTGGCATTTGTACCTAGAGTGCCCGGATCAGTCGAGCGCGGCGCCGTTCGTGTCGGGGTCGAGCCTGGCTGGGTCGGCTGTGGCGTCGGGCCCGTGGGCGCCGATCGATTGCGGAAAGCAGCCCTATAGCGCCGCGACGCAGCCGTGGATCCTCACGGTGCCGGCGCCGACGTCGATCGATCCGACGAATCCTCCGCCATGCAGGCTCTACGCGGTGGCCTATTCAGCGAACACGGAGAACGCCCTGGTCCAGGCGAACCAACCGAACGCGACGCCCAGCGTGGTGTTCACGCCGGTGCCGGCGGGGACGCAGAATTCCGCGGGCACGAACGTCACGGCGATTTCCGGGTTGATTG